CCAACAACCATTCGGTTGGAGTACCCAACCCTACATCGATTGCGAAAGATGTAGAATCCAAGAAGTAACGACCAATGATATCCAAGTAATCATTTTCAGATACATTTGGGTCTGTTGCTGGAGTTGGGAATGGAGCGAACTCAGGCAGACGGAACATTTCAGATGCTTCGTAACCCAAACCTGCAATGGTGTGCTGCCAATCAGGAGCACGGTTCAGTGGGTTCAATGCTTGGTAGATGTACCAGTAGTCTGCAAAAGTAGCGCCAATACCTACACCCAGAGCGTAGATGATGTTACCCAATGATTGTTGACGAGTTGGCATCAGGCTAGTAAACACGTTTACCGGCAAGAAGATTTGCTCATCAGTAGATTGAGCCAATTTCTTACGTGCCCATGGAGAGTCAACATGGGTAGTGTTAGCTGGGTTTACCATTACTACGTCAGTATAGCCAGAGATAGAGAATACTTCTTTAGCTACAGAACCACCAACGAAACCTACGTTGTTTTGTTGCACTTGACGTGCGTTCACAACATGTTGCCAGTCAGCACGGATTGGGTTACCGTGGAAGTCTTTAACTACGCCGCTAACCAGTTTGCGGTCAACTTCGAGGGTTTCTTTCTTGTTGTCGTATTCCAACAAGTTGATGTCTTCGAGTTTGCCTTGTGCTTCATTGAACGCAGCGAATGCTTTCAAAGTACAAGCATTAATTGCATTCAGCAAAGCTGGTTGGATTTCTTTCTTGTCTTCGAAGTTTACGAAGTCAGTAAAGATTGGGCAACCGCCAGCGAATACAACGTTTTCGCTACCCAAGCAATCACGAGCAGCTTGCAGCAGGAACTGTACAATGTTGTCTGCTTCGAAGATTTGAGATGGGTAAGTGTTGATGGTGTAGCTGCGCTGACCTGGGCCAGCTTGAGTAGTCTCTGTAGTCAGAGTAGTGTCTGATGTACAGATTACCAATGCGTATACACCATGTGGGCCTTTCAGTTCTTGGTCACGAGTAGTAACCAACAAGATGTCCATACCCAAATCATGGTTGTTTCGGTCCAATGGGTAGAAACCCAGTTCCAAACGGTTGGATTGGGTATTCTCTTTGATGATGGTTTTCATTTGTTCAACCATCTTCATCAAGCCGTCATTTACAACGGTGAAGGTAGAACCAAAGAGACCTTCTTGAGAAGCAAAGGTGAAACCACCAGTACGTTTAGTAGATGGTTGTGATTGTGTTGCTTGGTTGTTAGAAGTGCTGTTACCAGCGATTTTGCCGATATCTTCCATAGAGTTTACAGAAGGTTGAGGTTGGCGTTTGTCATTGATTGCCATTTTGATTTCCTTTTTGATAAGAATGTTAAATTAAGCTTAATTAAACACGGCTGTAATAGCCTTGTTTGTAATATGTAATATTGACATCAATACTACCTACTACACTTTAATGATATATTACCATAATTTTTTTAAATACATTAAAAATTAATGTTTTCTCTGTATTTAATAAACTAGATATTATATCTCCTAGGGTCGATACTCTCTTGAGTATCTAATTCGTACATATTCATATATAGGTATATTCAAGTTTTATCTCGAAATAATAAATAATAAAATCTTATGATGATACTTTTATTCTATTACCTATTTAAATAAGAAAGACTACAAATATGTTTAATCTAGTCGGATTTCCTACACGGTTTCGTAAAGAGGATGTGTGGCACCTAAAATTCGCTAATCGGGTTATTGATAACCGACTAGCTAAAGCCATTAACTGGTATCGTAACAATTACTATTACGTAGGTGGTTACCATATTCTTCACCGTATTATTGAATCATTTGCCATGCCTAAAAACATACCTGATAAATTTGTATCAGCATATGTTTATAATAACGATAAAGCATGGTATCATGCAAATGCATTAGGTTTATCTTCAGACCGAAGTATTGGTAAATTACACTATGGTAACTTCTACGGCCCTACTACTACTGAAATCATTACACAAGTCGATAACTATTGGGATTGGGAATATGTAAAAGGGTCATGACGTAAAACAGTACCTGTTACTGTTTTACGTCATGACCAAAACCATATTAGTTATAACCTAATGACCAGTAAGAACTATGTAGATAGACCTGGATTTGCTATTATTCAAATTGACATCAATTTATTACATTTACAGTATGCTGCTTGGTTAAGACACCATAGAGAAATAAAGTTAGTCAATCCTGACCATAAATTACCTAATACAGGATATTTCTTAGGAATGTGTGTTTTACCTAATATGTTACCTAGCCACATTAACCAAGTAATTATTAATAAGAATATCCTATTAACTGATGACTCTATGGCTAAAACTATCGACTATGTTGGTACTTCTTTTTACATAAACAATAATAGTAAAGAGTTAGATAAAGATATTGAAGATATCTGGAATATGGCTAGAAAGGGTAATTACCCTATTGAGAAGATAGCTGCTAATATTCATGGTGTAGGTGATATAAGAGCATTAGAGTTTATGGATACTCCTAAGATATTATTAACCAGACAGAACAAATGGATATATGTATTGGCTATTTCTAGATTCTTAAAACATTGTCTATTAACACCTGCTATGCAAGATAAGAATGTCAATAATGGTTATCTAACACGTTTAAGACAAGAATTGATTTCTTTAAATGGAGGTCGTGTATTTAAAGACAGTAGGATTTCTGACTTACATGATTTATATGTTGAAGAAATTGAATGGTTGTTTAATCTATAAAAATAAAAACATAGATAAGTATACTCTACTCTACCTTAATAGGTAGAGTAGAGATATATTTACTTACTATCTTTAGTTTCCTTTTTAATTTCATCTAACTCTTTATCAATCTTCAATTCTAAGAGTTCGATGGTCTTTTTAGCAACAGGTTGGTCTAAGATAACATCTGTGGTTTTAATACCCAACATGATGTATATGGCTTGTTTACTGGGTGTGAATACTGTAATAATAATAGAAACAACCAATACAACAGTTGCTGTTACAAACTGCCATCTAGGTGCATTTATATTATCTGTCTTCAAACCTAATAATAGCCACAGAATAATCACAGATGCACATACCAATATAACGGCAGTTGTCTTTATTGTACCTACGATATCTGCTAGGTACACACCCCAGAAGATATTATCCATTTTAGTTTCCTTTTAATAGTAATCAGAAATTAACTTAGTTACATTCTTATCCAAGAAGAACATACCTACTGCTTCTAATGCGATATAATAAGGGCTACAAATATTTGCCACCAGTTCTCGCTTAGCTACATAAGGGATAATCTCTTTTGGAATAGACTTACCTACGAATACTTCATACGGGATATTGATGGTACCCAATACATCTTTACCACGTCTTTCCATATTCTTTCTAATCTTATCTGCTAATTCTTGATTTTCAAACGAATCTAAGAACTCTTTCATTTTAGTCTTATTGTTAATACTTAGTTTTACATCAAATGCACTATAAGGTGGAGGTGCTGTAAAACCGTAATAATGACCAAATGTTTCATTCCAGAAGGTATAGTGAGCATAAGGTGAATTCTCACCATCATTCTTATACGCTTCTTCATCTTTAATCTGTTTAGACCGATAATACTCTACATCACCTTGGTCTACGATTCTGAAAATCTTTCTTTCTTCATCAGCGATTTCTTTAAGAATGCTGGTTAATTTAACAGAACAATTATCTAGTTTTCTTTCTGCTCTCTCTTTAATACTATAAAGACGAAGCATAATGTCTTCAGCATGGTTAATGATTTCTTGAGGTGAGTTAGAGTTCTTTAAGTGAACGCCTTTCTTCTCAATAGAAATCTTATTATATACGTTGCCTTCTTGATAGTTAATCGAAGCAATATAGTGTTTGGTTTTACCCATGGAAGCAAATGTATCAAAACTAAATTCATTCTTCATGGAAATCAAAGACCATTTCTTCTTAGAAACACCTAGGTTAAAAGACATAATAGCCAAATGGTGTTTTAAAGTAGCATCTACTAAACCTACGATATTTGCAAATACAGGGAAACGCAAGGTTTCATCTTTAGTTTCATCTACAATCCAGTTTGTCCAACCTTGTGTAGTAAACATAGAGGAGTCTGTATCTGACATTAATACTACTTTCCTTAAGCTATTTGGGAACATAGCTAAAGATGGTGGGATATGGTTACTTCTTAAGAATGTGGTAATATAATCACTGTATAATTCAAAGGTTTGGTAGATATTAACAATACAGCTACTGATTTTTAAAATAGTATCTGTATCTACGTATTGGTCTTCTTTCAAACCTTTTACTAAATCAGCATTAATCTGGATACCAATATTACGAATAGACTCTTTTGCTTTACTAAAGATGGATTTAGCATCTGCAATAGTCATATCGGAATCAGGTACTTTATTAGTTGCTAAACGAATAATAAACTTTTTCATGAATTCTGGGTTATACTTACGCATTAAATACATGTCGTAAGTAAATGCAATAGAAGCTCTTTGCTCTCGATTACATTTCTTTAAGAATTCTAAGATAATTTGTTCTTTTTCAGACCATCTCCAATATAAACGTGTAGAGTTTAATATATCTTCAAATAACTCTTCAGCTGTAGGGACATAAAGGTTATTATCGTTAAGAAACTTTTCAATCTTATCTTCATTAATTCGATAAGTTAATACACAAAGATTATTAATGGTAACATCTGGATTATGGTAATGGCGATTACCGCCTAATAGCTTCTCATTATTAGCGTTAGCATAGCCTGAAGTCATACGGCACGTAGAAGTAAGGATAGGGTGCATAGAGGCCATGTAGATAGGCGTAGAAACAATAGAAGAAGCTCCTGAAATAGAGTTAATAGAACGTTTAATATTGTTCTGCCCATTATTAGCAAATGCTTCGCCTACTTTATCACCTTCTTGTTTCTTTTGGAATTGGAGTTTCTTTAATTTTTTACGTTTAGGGATTTGATGGTCTACGTATTCTGAAATATAAGATAGTTTTTTATCTTGACTAACAAATGTCGTAAATGTAGCAGTTAATACCTCATTATCTTTTAAGGTAGAGTTAATATAACCTAACAAACTGGTTCTGTCTTTAACACGATCACCATATTCGTCTTTACGTACATAGGTTACCATTGGGTTTATAATCGGGTATTTACCTTCTTTACCAATCGTTTTCTTAACAAATGCTTCTGCTTCTTCGAGAGAGATATCTTCCATGATGTGTAAGAATTGAGATTGTTGTTCGATATACTGACCAATTGGGTCAATATCTCGTTTATATTCATTTACTGGAAGAATGAATAAATCTCTATCAAAATCTATATTTATTCTATCTAGATAAGACATAGTTAGAACTCCTGTTAAATTAATCACTATCAAAAAAGATAAGGTACTAATAATATTTACTATACAGTGACCGTATAGCCACTGTATAGTAAGTTAGTTTAGATTAAGCTTCAGGAGAGACACCAGAGCGGGCTTCAGAAGTTTCAGTAGTACGAGCTGGTTTACCACCACGGCGAGATTCCTCACCAGTTACGTTATCACCTTCACCAGCACGGCCTGCTTCGGCACTTACTGGAGGTACGAAGTTAGCACGATTAGCGGTTGCTTCACCACCAGCAGCTTCTGCTTCTTTACCTGCTTTACCATCAGCTTTTTCTTCTTTAGCTGGAGGCAATTCACCACGATACATTGCTTTACGATTTTTTACCAGTTGGTCATTGTGTTCATCTTTAGGCAATGTTTCATCGTTGTAAACAACTTTCAAACCAGCAATCAAAGTAGAATCAGATTCCAAAGGTTTCTCAGTAGGTTCTAGCTCAATAGGGAGCTTAGGGAATTTCTTTTCAGACATTATAATATCC